CAGGCGGGACACCATGGCCTTGACTAGCTCAGGATGCAACTGGCTGAAGTCAGTCTGCCGCCCAATGTACAGGATGGCTACCGCTGTCTCAGAGGACAGCAATACCCGTCCCGTATAGGCTGCCGTAGCCAGGGACTCGATGGTGTACGGAGTGTAATAGGGTGCTACGTCCACCACCCTCAGACAGTAGGGGTTCGTGGGTAGTGGGTAAGCAAACTGGAGCACATCATCAGGCAGCGGGTTGGTATAGGTAATCTTGTTCAGGGTCTGCCGGAACATGGCGCAATTCCACAAGTGTTCCGACAGCATTTCATCCACGGTCTGCTGAGCGATAGTGTTGCACAAGCTAGCCTGGACCGACCCATCAGTCAGACTAATAATGGGCTTGGCTCCAAGCTTGGCCAGAGCCATGTTGCAGATATCTACAATGCTCGTGGCCATAGAAGCTCCCGAGCTAGTTGCCGAACTCTAGCTCTACCGTGACCCGCTGGCCGACATGACGGAACTTAGTGCTATCCGGCGTCCCGCTGAAATTGACCACGATGCTGGACAGGCCGCCCACCATATCGGGCCGTGAGACCTCCAGCGTCCCAGTCCCAGCCACGCCTGAACTCGACGGACCCTCACCCAGTAGGGGAGTCAGCGTAGCCGAGTTGGCCCCGATAGCTGTCACCACAAACTGCCACTCAAACTGACCCGCCATGGCTGCCCCTTTCGTGGGGGCGGGGGCTGGCGTACCAGCCCCCACCCGAGGTGTCTAGGAGGAGTATACCACCCCACCCCTAGTCCATGATGTATTCAAACATCCCCGCGATGCGCTTGCCCGCCGTCAGCGTAGCGCCGCCCACCGTGCCGATGATGAGCGTGGCCGCACCCGTGTTCAGCGCATTGACGTTCAGGGTATTCCCCTCTTGATTCGCGAAGATAGGGGCCGCCATGGTGCCACCACCTGCGGGGATCAGCGCCACGCCCCCGGCAGCCGAAGCCGAGGAAATGGCCTGGGCGTTCAGGTACAGGGTAGGACTGGCAACGGTGCCGATGGACAGCGTACTCGACCCCGCATTGGCCTCGAAGTGGACCCGGCCCCCAACGACCTGAGCCCCAGGCGGCAGCCAGCACAGGTTGATGGTATCAGCAGCAGCAGGAGTGCTTGTGGTATCCCCCGGCTGGGGCCAGGTAAAGATAACCGCCCTGACTCGCCCGTGCTCCCGAGGGTCGATGTGCTGGACCGGACTTGCAGAAGTCTGCGCGTACTGCTTGCTATTCCATGAAGCCATGTTCGATTCCTCCTGTACTTACTGTGCCTGTCACAGGTGGCCCAAGGTGCCAACACACTTGGCCCTGTGGGGTGACCCTGGGTTATCAAAGTACCCCAGGGCTCCCCAAGGAGAACGCTACGTCAGTCCCTGAATCTGGGTAACCTTCCATTCCTCCATGCGCGACCCACCGAAGCCGCACATGGCGTAGATGTACATGCTGAACCTCTTGTCCGGGCGCTTGGCAATTTCCGTCTTCGCCTCCTTGGCGATGCTGAGACGGACGCCGCTCTTGCAGTACACCGGATACCGCCAGTGCTGTGCGCTGGTGCTGGACTGCGGGATACGCTCCGTGAACTTGAAGCTATACCCCATGAACTTCGTCACCTTGCCCTCGTGCAGAGCCTTGACTTCGTTGAACTCCTGGGAGGTGACCTGCACCGTGTTCAGCAGGTCGGCCAGGCCCTTGGACGTGCAGCCCAGGGTGACCTCCTCCACATCGAAGTCCACGTTGTTGCTCAGCAGAATGCGCTTGGACTCGATCAGCTTGGGCACCGTCAGGCCGCAGTTGGTGCCGCCGAAGTTCAGCGCCACCACCTGGCTCGACGGGAACGCCACGCTGTTCTGAGCCGACTTGCCCGTGTACGCGGTACCGAACAGGACCCCGCTGGACCCGTCCGTGTACGTCGCGAGGTTACCACCGCTGGTCCCCGAGCTATCCGAGGGAGTCGCGGTGCCACCCAGCATCACGTCGTCAATGGCACGCCCCAGAGCCGCCACAGCGTTCTGAGTGTAGGGGCTCTCGGGGTCGATCAGCATGCGAACCTTGTCCACTTCGTCAATCAGGTCGCCCCAATCGAAGAAGCGGAGCGTGATGCGCCGCCTGTCATGCTGCGTCATGATAAGCGGGGAGTCGCCGTGCCGAGTGGTAATCTCCTGGGCACTGACAGGAGCAATCTGCTCCCAGTACTGCTCCTCACCCACCTGGCCGTCTACCGTGAATGTCTCGCGGAGCCTCGACCCCTTCTGCTGAAGGAGCATGTAGACGAGGCTATTGAATTGCTTGACGAATGCGGTATCTACGAACCCGTACACGTCACCAGTTGCAGGCATTGGGGAACCCTCCGTGGTGCATAGAACCAACCGCCATCACTTCTGACGGAGGGTTACCCGGCCTACCGGACCCGCCTAGGGGTGTCGCCCCCATCTGCGCTGGGTTCGTGCCCGTCGGACCCACCCAGTAGGTTGCCCGACGGTTGTAAGAATCACACGCTATAGGTAGCGTGTCAAGTACTTCCCTATACCACGCCCTCCATGATCTGCCTGAGTTGATGCGTGCGGGCCACCAGGCGATCATGCTCGGCGGGATTCTTGTCCTTGGACAGGTAATCCGGGTTCTTCATGATATCGGCCAACTCCTTCGCTGCGTCAGCCGAGGAGGTTGTCAAATCCTCACCGTTGATGAAATTGGCCTCCAGCATAGACGCACCGACCTTCGCAGCCCAGGCCAAGTACGCGGGATGATTGCCCAGCTTCCCAATTCCGGGTAACTCAGTCTCCAGGAGAGCCTTGAAGCTTCCCTGCGCATCATCGAATGATTGCGTGGTCCTGACTGCCAGGGCCACGTTGCGCTTGAGGTTCGCGCCCCATGCCTGCTCCAGCTTGGCCATGGACTCGCGGACGGACTCCGCATGGGACTCGGCGGAGCGGTCCTGAAGCTGCTGGGTGGTCTGAATGTACCGCTCCAGCACCGCCTTGTGCTGCTTCGCCGTGAGCCCGATAGACTTGGCGAAGTTGGAGAAATTCTGCTCAATCTGGTCATCCCATTCCATACCCTCAGGGACGACCTGTAGCTCCTTGGCCGAGGAATACGTCTCAGGGACACCGATCTTCTTGTTGAACTCGGCCCACTCCTCAGGCTTGGCATCCTCCTTGGGAATGCGGATCATGCCGCCCTGGAGCTTCTCCAGTCCGGTATAGGCCCGAGCTAGCTGGCCTAGTACCTCCCGCTCGTCCTTGCCCTTGAACTTCTCCAGCGTTTTCTCGGTCCCTAGGGCAGGGTCCAGAGAAGTCCATCGGAAGCCTGTATCCTGTGGCGGTGTACCTTGGCCCTCAGGAGGCTTGCCCTCACCACCTCCCTGAGCCCCATTGGCTCCCCCTGCTGTCCCAGCCTGAGCCGCTGCGCCGGTTGTCATCTAGCCATCTCCTTTCAGGGTAATCTGTTCGGGCTGCTCACTGCTATCCGTCTCAGCATGGGTCTGCTGAGCCGAAGTCTTCAACGTCTCGCCCACCTTCAGGTCCTCAGCCAGGTGCATCATGTGCAGGATACGTAGGACCACCTGACGCTGCCCCTCCAGCGCACCAAGCCGGGACAGGTCTACAGGCTTGTCCCCGTCCAGGCTGAAGAACGCCTTGTCATAGTAGAGAAGTTTCAGGTCCCGCAGCACGATTCGACCCGCGTACGAGTCGAAACACTGCCCGTATAGCTGGGCTAGCTCTCCCATTGTTTGGGGGTTCTGATCTGCCATTACGCCGCCTTATTCGCGATGGGACCCTGGGCCGCAGGAGAGCCTACCGGGCTCACCGCGATCCCCGCCTTGTTGGCCTGGGCCAGTGCTGCCACCATGGGAGCCGCCTTCCCCATGGATTCAGCATTCTGGGCCATGGCCTGCTGCTGCTGTGCATCGGCACGAGCCTGCCGAATCTTCTCAATCTGAGCCTGCGTATTCATCACCCGAGCCGGGATACCTACCGACAAGGCATGCAGCTTCATCACCTCGTCAATGTTGACAATATCCGCCGCCTCCGGGTGTGCCTCCATGACAGGCAGCGTGATCTGGAAGAACCGCTGCACTGCGATGGACTCCTGGAACCGCTGAGCCTTGGCGAGAGGACCCTCGTAATGAATCTGAAGCTTGAACTTTCCATCTCCCTGCTCCTTGACCTTCTGGATCAGGTTAGCAGGCATTTCAGGCAGCACGCCCCTCCGGTACAGAATCCAGAACGTGCGCTGGACCAAGCGGTCCAGGAATTCAACTTCGAGCCTGCCCAGGGTCGGCCCTAGGATACGCTGCATCAACTCGTACCGGACCTGTACCTCGTACGCCGTCATCTGCGGACCTTCCTGCATCTGGAGTTGATCTGCGAAGAAGATACGGGCTATAGCCTGCCGAATCTTCTCCTCCTCCAGGTCCGCTACGTCGAAGTGGCCTCCAAGGTCCAGCACCTGAACCGCGTCCATGTCACGGACGTGGGTAAGCCCTGCCGGGGTGAGACGGACGGCACCCACAACTCCCTCGTCACGGACCTTGATAGGTGGGTCGATGGCCTTGGCCCAGGCACGGAGCTTGAGTTCGACAGCTTTGTTGAGGGTCTTGACGTCTGGGAGAGCGGTGTATCCCGGTCCTCTACCATATATCTCCCCCGTCGTCTTGCTCCATCTAGGACACATGTACGGGAAATCCCGGTACCCACCCTCTCTCAGGAGATTCTTACTCCCCTCCTCAGCCCAGTAACTGACATAGGGCATGGACTTATACGTCCCCGGACCGGCGATCATTGAGGGGTCCTTGCGGGGATATACAGCCTGGATGATCCAGTACATCTCGGTCCCAGCCTTGGCTAGCTGGCCACGGACAGCCTGGCTAATCCTGGACTCACCAAACTCTGCCGCCATGGCTCGGGCGCTCATCTTGAAGCGGCGGAAGACCATGTTGACGTACCCGTCTGCGTCTTCGTCAATGGCGAAGTAGCCGGGATGGATTGTGCTAAACCTTAGCCCGCCGAAGCTCCCATCAACCTCGGGCTCCTTCTCCTCCTCGTACATGAGGGCAGTGCCGAATAGCGCCAAGTCCTGATACACCTCATGAGACTCGGAGCTAAAGTTACTGTTCCTGATGGCATCGTAGATACGGTCAGCACATTGCTCCAACCATACCTCGATCCCTACATCGGCCCCGTAGTCCACACCCTTGATCCTGAGGTTGAGCCACCGTTGCGAGCCTGGGGTGATGGAGCCCTGCATGCTGGCCGCGAGTAGCTCCAGGGCATGCGGAGCCGAGCTATCAAACATGTACTGGGTCTGAATTTGACCCGGTAGACGCTCGAAGATGATATTGGCCTTACGGGGCTGGATATAGTTGGCTAGCTCCTGCCAGACAGGGAACCAGAGCCGAGCCTGGGCCTCCAGCTTGGCCCAGTGATCCACCACAGCCGCGCCAACATTATCAATACCCGTGACACCGAAGTTATTAGCCAAGTCGCGCCCTCAGTTGGGGTGAGTTCAGATTCTGCGACCCCGGCATCTTGTCACCGAGCGGGCTGGTGGCAATGGTGGCGTCCCCGAAGGCTCCGGCCTTGACTGCCTGAGTGCGAGAAGTCTCAGCCGCAGCAGCCTGGGCCTGGGCATCGGTGGGCGTAGGAGGTGTCACGGGCTTAGGAACCGAGGGGGCCTTGGCCTTGGCCAGGAAAATGAGCCCACCTGAGGCTCCACCATCCAGCCACCACGCAAGAAGGGCGAACGCTATCCCGATAACTACGCGGGCCACTTGAGATAACACCATATATACCTCCCGTCGTCAGCGTAGGGTACGTATCCGCCCCAGCGGCGTCCTGCTATCAGTATCTCCGGGTGATCCTTGTCTATCTTGGTGACCGAGGTGAGCATACCACGTTTGATGGCCTTCTCCTGCCACCTTAGGCTCAATTCCCTCATTATTTCCTTGAACCTATGCCGATACCGAGGCCTGATGTACACCCGCTCCACATAGCTCAGGTTCCCTAGCCGCCACCCGTACGCCCAGGCTGTGGGTATCCAGCCATTCCAGCAGATAATGGCCTGAGTCCCTGGCCAACCTATGAGCTTATTCAGTACCCCCTGCCCCACCGTCTCCTCCTCCCGCCCCACTGCCTCCATCCCCTCCGCCGCCAGACTCAGGACCTGATCCACCCGGACCGCCCCCAGCGGCAGTACCCGTGGCGGCTGCGATGACGATATTGGCGATGGCTGGGACTGTGATGACAGTCTGGACGGGGACGTGGAACATCCCTGATTGCTCGATCTGCTGGTCCGTAAGCCTTGTCCCGAGCGCATCCTGGTCCCCCATTTGCCGACTGACCGTGAACCCTGCCACCACTGGCCGTGCCTGACCTAGCTGAGTAATCCGCTTACCCAGCCAGCCCTTGTTACCACCCAGAGCTAACCGTGCGCCAACTGACACCCCTAACCGCTGGCTAGTATCCCGTCGCGATACTGATTCCGTGATGGCTGTGGTCTGCTCCTGAGCCTGACTTCTTCCCTCGCCGCTTGGACTTGTATTCCTCCTTGCCATGGGCAGCGGCCCTCTTTTCGGACAGCATGATGGCTTCAGCTTGCTTCTGGCTGGTTACCTTCTTCCCTGACCCGCCAGACTTCAGCTTCCCTTCCTTCCATTTGTGCATCACCTGATCCCAGGGCATTGTGTGTCCTCCTTTACTGGAGGCTCGTCCATTACTGGCCTCCGATCTTGAGGGTTGACCCTGCGCCGACCTTGAGTGTCCCGTTGATGGAGATGGTTGATGCGGTCACTGGAGGCTGCGTCGTCGGGCCGCCGTAGTAGCGGAACGTCGTGTACTGCGTGTTGTTGTACGGGAACCAGCCGAGCAGGTTGTGAATATCGTCCATCACCCCGCCCTGACTCGTGCTGTACCCGAGCGTGCCCCCGGGGATGGGGATTTCTTCCCATCCGGGATCGCTGGAGAGGTTGTAGAGCATCGTCGGGGTGTCAATGTGGTAGACGTACCAATGGGACGTGGGACCGCCCCACTGCGCGACGTTGTTGGGCATGATAAGGATGCGGTTC